CGGTTGTGTCCGACTTTCCACAAATCCGTTTGTGTCTTGTACGCTTAATACAAGGTCCTCGATTGATCCGAGCAGTACCGTGTCACCATGTAACGTGTCTACTGCCATCGTCACGAGACATGCTCCGGGGAAGTCCTTGACTAGCGTGGCCCGTATCTCACTCGCCTTAAGAGAATCTACACGGTTGAATTGAATGGTGCCGTAGACAGAGTAGGATTCCTTGGACACTGGTGCGGCGAAATTTCTGCAGGTCTCAGCAGTGAAGACGAAATGGCCGAGGATAACCCCGATCGTCATACCGATCATGCCCTCTACAAATCCAATGTATCGTTCCTTCACTGTACCATCTCCTAGAGAAAAAGCGTGTCTTTATCTGCTTGCACTGAACCGCGCCCTACCACAATCAGCCGGGCGGTTTTCAGATCCGTCTTGTAGGCGCTGTAGGTTCCACTTTTCGTCAGCCCGGCTTTCTCTTGAAGTTCCTCGTCTGTGAGCGCCTGTCCTGGGTACTCGCGGGCCAAAATTTCCAGCATACGCCGGGCTCCCGATCGTAGCTTCGGCATCCAAATCGCCAGCACTTCCTCAGTGTTGCTAGGAGAAGGCACATCATGACCAAGCCAATCAATGCCGCCCTGTGTGGCATAAAGCAATCCATTACGTTCTTCCATAAACCCGAACGCCCGGAGATCCGTCTTGTACGCGGAGAAGGTGCCGGAGTTTTTTAAGCCCGCGTGTGAGCGCATCTGACCCTCGCTCATCCCCTCCGGCGACCACTGGACGAGCGCTGCCAGCATCCTCCTCGCGCCGAGCCTAAGATTGGCCTCTCCCTCTCGAACTGGTACTGGAATTTTCTCGCGCCAGGGAAGCGCACGGGTTCCCAGACCCCGCTCCACAATAACCGGAGCGGGTACATGGCTCGGCACAACCACAGCAACTCCCACGAGCAGATCCGCAGCCCTCTTCATCGCGGCTTGCTGTCTGGCAATCGTCGCCTCCAGTATCTTTATTCTGGCAAAGACTTCTCGCTGGGCCTCACGCTTAGCGTTCTCCATTGCACGAGCAACTGTCTTCTCGTCCACTTGGGGCCGAGGAGATTTCAGTTTGTTCTCTAACTCGCGGATTTTCTTGTGCAGTTCTCGTGGGTCGGTTTGCTTCGCCCGCTCAATGGTCGCTGCCATCTGTCGGCGTAGCGCATCTAAGTCTACCTCTGCAGCCTTCTTGGGCTCCACTCGCTTCTCGCCAGGCCGGGGGGTAGCACCGCTGTCAAAGGTTTCAATGGGCAGAATGTGAACCCGCTGGAAAATCCCTTCCGCATCCGGCCAGCCCGGAGACCAGAACCACGCATCTCCCGTTGGCAGTGCAGGGAGCGAATCCATGAGAGTTTTCTGCTGCTCGGCAGTGCCATGTACATCTATCCACGCCTTCATCGCATCTAAGTCCTGGGGTGCGATGGTGCGCAGGGCCACGAGAATCTGCACCTGCGTCAAGACGTTTTTGTTCAACACCGCTGCCCGCTGCGTGACGAGAATAATCCCGATACCCCGCTGACCACCGCGCCGCACAATGTCCTCCGCTGCCCCCAGCATGCGCTCCTCACCCTTTTGCGGTTTCTGCGGAGCAATCGCATCGGCCTCATCCATCGCTACCAGCACCGGAGTCCGGTACCTTTCCTTGGCTTTCAGGCGGTAGAGATTTTCCAGGAAGCCCGTCATAAACGTGGCTACCTCGTGCTTGCGGAAGAGGGAGAGGTCTAGTAGCACACTCACACACTCCTCCACAACGAGCTTCGCCACGATCTCGCCGGAGTTTACCTCTAGCGGCACATCGGCTCTCTCGCCACCTAGAATAATAACCGGGAAGCCTGGAGACTTCCCATCAGACGCAGAGCGCACACCCCACTGGTCACCTTTCGGGTCGATAATCACAACCTGCTGCTTGGCCGTAAGAAGCTGCTCCACCAGCCGACGCATGGCATAACTCTTCCCAGCACGGCGTTTGGCGATAATTCCCATCGACTGCGTGACGGTTTCAAGTGGGAGAGAGAGATTGTCGGCAATTTTCAGCTTCATTGATTTAACTCCAACGAGAAGAATTTCTCCACTGGGATGTATTCCGTATCCGCAGTGCGACCCAGATGGTCATTCGAGCCAACAAGTGTATATTGGCGCTCCGGACTTCCACTCCTACTCCCCTGTTTGGTCCGAGGTATGCCAACGTAGAGATAGAAGTGCTCGCTGCGTGTCTTGACCAATGTTTGAGCGAGCCCCATAAACTCCTGTGGGTCGTGGCTCTGCTCCAGTATCCACACTCGGTGGCGGTCACTCATTGCTTGGGCTCTCTTCGCTGCCACCAGTGCCGGGTAAAAAACGCATCCACGCGGTTCCTAAGCATCCCCACGCGAACGATAACTTCCTCCTGAGAGGCGCGAAGGGTCGAACCCGATGCGTCAATGTGTGAATGCAGGCGATTCATCTCATCAGCCACTTTCTCGTCCGATCGGTTGATCGCTGAGAGAATTTTGTCGTAGTCCGAGCCACCGATTCTCCCGCAGCACACCATAAGCTGGGCTACCACCTTCCCCTCCTGCTCGAAGATCTTCACGCCATACCAACCACGTTTACCATTGCAGGTATGCTCGCGGCACTGCTTGGCACGCAGCGGGTCTGGGGTGATAGAGGACTGCATTTCCTCCAGGGCAATTCGCACTTCGTGGGACAGGATTGGGATTTTATTCTGGGTCATGGACTGCCTCCGTGGGGTTTATTTGCCAGACGATGTAGGGGTGTGTGCGTCCGTTGATGGTGAGTTTTCTCCGGTAGCCAGTGTCTCGGATTTTGTGGTCGGCCCGAAGCTCCGAGAAGCGCGGTCTGACTGAGAGCCGGTCGAGCCCAATTCTGTCTGCGCACTCGTCAGCAGTCATTAGGCCGTAGCGACGAAGGGCATCAAGCACCTTGTCCTGGATCCTCTCTCGGTACTCGGTTGCCTGCTTCGCCGAGTCGATACTCGTGTCAGTGTGCTTGAAGCCAGCGTGACCGGAGTAGGCATCTTGGGAGAAAAGATCGTCCGTCACTTCTTAGCTCTCCGTTTACGCTTAGCTTCTTTTGACACTGGGGCGTTTGGAAAAAAGGGCTGGGCGTTACTGTATGGCCTTGCCCATCCACCGCCAGCGCCACCAGAACCGGCCACTGCGATGGGTGCATTCTTCTCGTGACAACCACACAAGCAACTCACGCCATAGGATTCACTATACGCTGTACGCCATCCCTTTCTGTGGTGGCACCTCTCACAAGCTTTTTCGTAGGCCCGCTTCTCGTGTGTCTCATTGATGTAAATGAGACCAAGATACTCCAGTAAGTCGTCAAAGCGCTGACGAAGAAAGATATTCTTCTCTTTTTCGTCCTTGGTCTGCCTATTCAGGTCACCCAGTTCTGCCCTTGTATCCTTAAGTGCGATGAACGCAACTAGGATAAGAATGCCAAGAACCAGCACCGCTACACATAAAGCAACAACTAGATGGTCCATTAGAACGTCTCCTCGTTTATTGGTTTGGGTTTTATTTCCTCTTCAAGCCTGGAGAACAACATCTGCGAGCCCATCCACCGGAGCCAGCAATCACCCGTGGGGCCATCTCGGTTCTTCGCAATGATCAGGCACGCTAGGTTCTCGCTCCCCTGCTTCATACTGTCAATCTCCACTTCCTTGATCTGGTAGTACTCTGGACGATAGACAAAAATCACCACGTCTGCATCCTGCTCGATATTCCCGCTCTCCCTAAGATCGGCTAAGAGTGGTCGTTTGTCAACCCTACTCTCCACCACTCGGTTAAGCTGGGAAAGCACGATCACAAAGATCTTTTCTGTCTTCGCCAGTTCTTTCAAGCGACGAGTGACCACACCGATCGACTGGTCCCGCGTCTCAGCCCGTGGCATCTCGACCAGTTGTAAGTAGTCAATGATCACACCCTTCACCCCGTGGCGCTGGACGAGCATCGCCACTTCACTCTCAATATCTGCGATCGAGAGCCTGCCGTTGTCGTTGATGAAGACCCGCTTCCGCGAGAGCTTACCGGCTGTTTCGACTAGGTACTTCCACTCACCCTCGTTGAGTTTTCCGTTGCGGATCACCCAATGGGCTACACCGGATTCCTGGGAGAGCATCCTCATCACAATCTGCTGGGTGGACATCTCCAGCGAGAAGAGAGCAATAGATTCTGAACAGGTAGCAGCAACGCGCTGGATGAAGGCCGACTTCCCCATTGACGGGCGACCGGCTAGGATGTACACTTGGCCGGGCGAAAATCCCCCCAGGTACTTGTCGAGCGCAGGGAAACCGCTCGACATGCCAATCATGGAGATTTTCTTCGTCTGGATGGCTTCGATGGTTTCCAGTGTGGGATGCACAGCGTCTTTCAGGGTCTCACTACTTCTCCAACTAAATGGCGCGCTGATCTCTAAGAGTTTGGTCCGGGCTTCATCAATCACATCAGCCACATCTTTCCCTGAATCCTGGGAGAGAGCAGACCCCAAGGTTTTCAGGTCACCGCGCATGTTGTGTTCTGCTAAGAGCTTCGCGTAAGTCTGGACATCACCGTGAGATTTCAGGGAGAGCTTCATTAGATCCGCTGCACTGATCTCCACACCGGCGTTTTTCAGAACTGTTTGCACTGCGATCGACACCTCATCCACAACCTCGGCTTGCTCAATCAGTTCACCGATTGCGGCGAAAATCTGTCCGCGAATAGCGCTGGAGAAGCTGCTCTGATCAATTAACCGCTTCGCCAGTGGATAATCTGCGGGCCTGTTAATTAGCGCGCCCAGTATCGCATACTCTAACTCGTCAATATGGCTTGTTGTCTTCATCGTTGGGGAAAGGAATAGGTGGTAGATTTTGCCGGTAGCGCGTCGAGTGGTAATTCTTTGTCACGGTACTT